AGAATGATGAGATTAAATATAACTACAAGAATATTAGATAAGCTAGGTTTTTCTGAATATTGGGCTGGTTCTGGTGATTTTGGAGACAGAAGATTACACTTTAAATCTTCAGATGAAGTTATAACTATAATGGAAATTGATGAAAAAGATGATGATACTGATGGATATGCTTCTCATGGTAGATATGTAGCAAAACATTACCTTTTAAGTAAAAGTCCTGAATACAGAGATTTATTTTTTATAGAGCAATTATATGATGTCGTAAAAGAACTTTATCCTAATTCATTAAATGAATTTATTGAAAAATTAAAAGATTTAAAAATGTTTATTTACATAGAAGAATATTTAAAAGATGAAAAAAAGTAAACTCCAAACCCTCATGAAGAGTGAGTGGGTTAATCAACTCTACCCCTACTTCCAAACTAACTCTTTTATTAGATTAAGCTTAAAAATAGCAGAAGATCGTGAAGTAACTGAAGTTTTTCCAATTAGAAAAGATATTTTTAGAGTGTTTAATGAAACTGATCTATCAGACGTAAAGGTTAATATAATGGGTGTAGAACCCTATAGTAGCACATACGCTGATAGCAATCCAATAGCAATAGGTAGATCCTTTGCTTGCAATAGACACTTTGGTATGCAACCTAGCTTAAAAAACATAATCAAAGAACTTGAAGATGATATTAAACTAGCACCTGGATTTAACCCATCTCTTCAAGATTGGGTTGATCAGGGTGTTCTTTTGCTTAACACTAGCTTAACAGTTTGTAAAGGTAAGAAAGGTTCACATACAGAATATTGGAAAGATTTCACTATTGCTGTTTGTAAGGCTCTAAACACTAAAGATGATATAGTACATATATTATGGGGAAAGAATGCTCAATCATTTAAGCAGTACTTTACTAATCCTACACATAAGTTTATAGAATCACCTAGTCCTAGTTCCTTCTCAGCAAGTAATGGGTTTTTTGGAAGCAAACCCTTCAGTAAATGTAATAAGTTGCTTAAACAAGAGATAAACTGGTTAGATGAGCTTAGATTTAAACCTAAACTTATAGATACAGATTGGAAAGATAGATATATAGCTGGAACAGATTTTACATCACAAGAAGAAATTAAAATATTACCATATGAAGGACAAGACACCAAAGATGATTGAGTACAAGTTAAAACAAAGAAGAGGTATAACTGATTTAAAAGGTTTATTAGGTGATTTAACTGCTGAGTATTGGACTTTAGAAGATTGGAATAAATATTATGCTAAATTACCTGAGTATAAAGAATGGAATAAACAATACGTAGCTAAATTAAAAGCTGAAGGTACATATGGTGAAGAATATGGTATAAATATTTCAATGGTACATAATCCAATGTTTGATGATAAAGTAGTACCTGGTAAGGAATCATACAGATTTGTAACTTTAAATTTAAATAATGAAGGGCAAGAAGAAGAGTGAACCACTAACTGAAGCACGTATAGTAGAGATATTAGAAGAGTTAACTATTGGTAAAAAACGTGAACGAGAGTTTGTAATGATCCAAGGTTGTAAAACTCACGGTTCAGTACAAAGAGATTCTAGTAATTTAAACATTTGTGGAGATGAAACATGTGTTTCTTGTCAAGGAATGGCTGAAGCTCTAAATGATAACATTAAAAACTTATTTAAAGATGAAGAAGAGTAATGGTAAAAAACCTAATTTAATATTTTATGATGAAGCTGGCGATATTAGATTAATGTCTGAAGCTGAAAGATTAAATTTATTGAAAGTATATCAAGAAGCTAAACAAATGTCTGATGATGAATTTTTTAAAACATATTGTAAAATAATAAAAGATAAAAAAGATGAAAGATAACATATGTCAAGAGTGTGGTTCTGAGATGGGTACAATACTCGTTAAAGGAGCTACACTCAGAAATAGAAAGATCGCTAGGTATGAATGCAGATGTGGGTTTAGTACATCTGTTGAGAGTAATAGTGAGTGGCAGAGAAGAGTTAACGAAGAGTTTAACGATAAAAATCAAGTATATGAAAGATAAAACACAACCTGATCACTATAAAAATAAAATACAACCCGTAGATTATATTGAAGCACATGAACTAAATTTTACAGAAGGCTGTATTATTAAATATGTATCTAGATATAAAAAGAAAAACGGGTTAGAAGATCTAAAAAAAGCAGAATGGTATTTACAAAGATTAATTAAAAATATAGAAGAGATATGATAGATTGGAGTTTTGAAGATGTAGTTTGCGAAGCGTTAGATATAGATAAGAGTGTATTAAAGTTAAAATCAAGAACCTCTGAAGATTCAACATCTGCTAGGTATATATGTTATATGTACTTATCTAGAACTACTAACTTAACACTAGCTAAAATAGGAGAAAGATACGGTGGTAGAGAGCATTCAACAGTACATCACGGATTAAAAAAGTATAAAGATTTTATAGAAATTAAACATCTTAGATTTATAGAAGCTGTAAAATATTTTAATGATAATGTAAAAATTGTTAGACATACAACAGACATATCTAAGTTAACTAAAGATGATATTCATGCTGCTCAGTTTATGGTTAAACAAGGAGTAATGATCAAAGATATAGCCTTATTTTATAATGTACCTAGAGTAAATATTGAGCATATTCTAGAGAATAAGTATATTATTATAGATATGTATAAATCTTATATAGAACCTAAAAAAATAAGTGAAATTCTTAACATAGATTACAAAGAAGTAGTTAGAGTGTCAAATTTAGCTAGGGATCTTGAGAGACGTAGAGGGTTAAGTAGAAAAAAATTTAAAAAACAAAAAATATGACAATAGAAGAAGCAATAATCAGTGTCGAAGTACCTGAGAAAACAAAGAGTTATACGCCAACTTCACATGGTAGTATAATTAAACGAATTGAAGATTTATGTGAAGATAAAAGATTAGAAATAGTTGATAGATCTTATCAAGCAAACAACGATTATAATAAGATTACGGGTAAATACACGTTAAACTTAAAAGATGATGATATTGGATGTATGATAGCTTTTCAAAATAGTTATGATAAATCACTATCCGCTAAATTTGCTATTGGTGCAAGTGTATTCATATGTTCAAACGGTATGGTTTTAGGAGATCACACTATCAAAAGAAAGCATACAGGAGAAAGTAATATTGAATTAAATGATTTTATTAAAACTGCTATTGACCATTCTATAGATGATTTTGATAAGACTGTACTATTCAGAGATAGTTTAAAAGATATAACCATTAGTGAAAATGTACTAAATGAATTAATTGGTGAAATGTTTATCCAGGATAATATTCTCAGAACAGAACAATTAACATTCATGAGAAAGGAATATAACAAACCTACCTATGATTATAAGGTAGATAAAAACAATTTATGGAATATCTATAACTTACTTACAGATTCTATTGAAAGAAAATCACATCCTTCATTGTACTTTACACAACATAGAGACGTAACAAAACATATTAAGAATAAGTTTTTTGCAGAAACAATCGAAGCAGTTGAATTAACAGTATCTGAAGAATTAATATGATAGAAATAAATGATACACGTAGAGAGAATCTACCATTAACTGATGAACAGTTTAAAGATATTATAGAACAAGTAGTTAATAGTATAGATAAATCTAAAATGGAGCTTGATAAAATACAAGAAGACTCATACATTTTTGATGTAAAAGATACTGATAACTTCACTGATGGATTTGAGATAATCGCTGAAGTACAAAAGAATGAAGAAAATCAAATAGGTATAGCAATACGTAAAATGATCATCTTTGATGATGATGATGAATGGTTAGAAGCTTATGCTAGAATAAAAGAATCTAAAAAATAATATTATGAAAAGAATAATAATACAATGTAGTATAGTAATAGGTTCTATTTTAGCATTAATTCTAATTTGGAATCTAACTGCTTACAGAGATATTGACCATTTAAGGGAAGTAGAAGTAGCGTATTTATCTAATATGCAATTAGAAATAATAAATTATGATGGTTACCAAGGCTCTGTAGTACATGGTGGGTACACATGGTATACCACTAAAGATACATCAGGGTATATTTATAAGTTAGCATTAGGAGAATGGGACGGTATAACTATGCTTTACAGTATGAAATGTTTAAACGCTGTAAGTAATAAAAAATAATAAAGAGTATCGTGATTGATGATTGATAAGTTGACCCTTTTCTTATAACGACTGATTATCGTTATGAGGAGAGGGTTTTTTATTTAAGAACAGAGATAAACAAATTGATATGAAAGATAACGGTTTGGCTATGCTGACGTTATGTAGTGCAACGTAATAATGCAGTATAGGTAGTGTTACCTGCTGTACGGATTTAAAGAACAAAACAAAAATTAAAAATATGAATGTATTAAGTTTATTTGATGGAATGAGTTGCGGACAAATAGCACTCAACAAATTAGGAATTAAGTATGACAATTACTTTGCAAGTGAGATTGATAAATACGCTATGAAAGTAGCATTAAAAAACTACCCCAAAACAAGACACGTAGGGAGTGTTGAATTTGTAAATGGTTCAAACTTTCCGAAAATAGATTTATTAATTGGTGGATCACCTTGCCAGGGGTTTAGCTTTGCTGGTAAGCAACTAAACTTTGAAGACCCCAGAAGTAAATTGTTTTTTGAATTTGTAAGGGTGCTAAAAGAAACTAAGCCTAAATACTTTTTTTTAGAGAATGTCAAAATGAAAAAAGAGTATCAAGATATTATAAGCGAATATTTAGGATGTGAACCTGTTATAATAAATAGCTCTTTAGTTTCAGCTCAAAATAGAGTTCGTTTGTATTGGACTAACATACCAAACATAACTCAACCAAGTGATAAAGGAGTTTTAATAAAACATATTACTTTAGATGATAGCGACAAAATAGGAGCTATGAGAGGGCGTTATATTGTAGACGGCAAAAGACAAGATTATAAAATGAAAACCGCAGGAATGACAACACAAAGAATCGAATTAAGAAAGGATGAAAAAAGTAACTGCATAACAACAGTATCAAAAGATAACTACCTGGTTAAATTATTTAATACTAACCCAAGCGGTAACGGTATGAATGGTTGGGTTTATCATACTAACGCAAAAAGTCCTACTATAACAACTAACAAAGGAGAGGGCAACAAAATAAGTCATGATGGGATATGGTACAGAAAATTAACACCGATTGAATGCGAGAGATTGCAAACAGTACCAGACAATTATACTGACTGCGTTAGTAATAGTCAACGCTATAAGATGCTAGGTAATGGATGGACAATAGATGTAATAACACACATATTTAAAGGCATGATGTAGTATTATGCACAAAGCCGAGACAAAAAGCGTTTTAATGCTATTTT